AGCCTGCCGTTAAAGCAATGAGATTTACCCTTGATTCATCAGTGGGTCAATATCAATATATCGACTTGATGCAATGTGCATCGATTGTAAATCGTCGAGCTTATCGACAAGGCATGAATGTGGCTGTTGCCGGTTTCACTGTCATTGGCAGCGGAACAGGGTCTGGATTTCTAACCGTGAATCGCCTACCCGAAACTTGGGTTATGGCGAATGCATGGGAGAAGGCTTTCCGACACTGGAGGAAACAACAGGAAGAAGCACTTGAAGGATCGGAATCTGTTAAGGCACGATTTAACGATTTTAAAGTGTATATGGACCAGGCGCATTATGATGCACGGTCACGACCAACGGGAGAAAACTTGTTGCCACTTGGCACTGCCGGAGTACCTTACGCTGCGGCACCTGACTGGGATTACAGTCGCATTGTGGTTCCAAACAGTCCTGCTTCAGGAACAAACTGGGAACCTCATATGCAAATGATTGGTGGTCAACCTATCAGTTCAAATCCAGCTTCTCTTGGTTTGATTGTGGCATATGCGAATTCTCGCTCTGTGCCATTTACTCCTGATCCAGCCGTCCCTAATGACGTCGTGGATGATAACAACGTCTTCCGACGTATGTTTGATTTAGGAGATAACAACGAAGATGTTCTTGACAATGCAGTTTTTAATAATCAGAAACTGCCTTATAATCAGAATACTTATCCTGGAGAAACTGGGGACCAGTCAGAGTTTGTCAGTTCTATTCGAATTGCAAATACTCAATCACAAACCCAAGTTAGTGGGGCAGCGTTCCCGCTTGGTTTGATTCAAATTGACACCTCGGCTCTCGAAGGTGCTGTACAACTCATCGTGCATCTCGTTCCTGGCGAGGCACGTGGATACCTTGCTGAAAGCATGTTGGAGATGTGATATTATGACACCATCTCCAGAAATTGAAACTGTCAAGAGTGCGGTCACTACCGCCTCGATTTTATCCCATGTGAAAAACAATCGAGTCGAATACTTAATTGGTATCGGCTTGTTACACCTCCTCGGTGTTAGCGATCGCATCTTGGCACAAGTTAGCGGAGTGTGCTTTTGATGGCTTACAAATATGGTAAGACATTCAAGAAGGACGGAAAGTTGGTTCGATACCGTTATACTGACGGTAAAAAATCGACCAAGAAACTTGTTGCAGTCAACAAGAAAAAGACAAACAAACGCCGTAAGAAGTGATTATTGTGTGTCCAAAATGTGGTTCGACAAACGTTGATGGCTGCATCATCGACGATGAGAACCCAAAACAGCCGATCATACATTTTGTATGTCAAGTCTGTGACCAGGAGTGGGTGGAATGATTATTTCACCCATTACTCAGTTTGCATTAGATAATGCAGAACGTAAAGATGGGTCTAATGACCCTAATATTTATGCAGCGATAATGGGAATAAACATTGTCGCAAATCTGGCATTGCCAGCAAAACTCATTACTATGAGTAATCCCAATCAAATGAGTTATTTGTATAAGGGATTGGATCCAGAACGATATGGAATTGCTAGAGCTGTTAAGTCTCGTAAGCAATTTCAGATGATGAGTTCTCAATCATATCAACTTGGTTCACGTATTGGTGGACGAGTTGGTGCTGCCAAACTTGGTGGTAGGATTGCTACCAGATTTATTCCAGCAATAGGTCAAGTCATGTTAGCATATGATGCATATGACTTGGTGAAGAATCGTAGATTATTTGGAATACAATTATAAGACTGTGTAACATATCGTGTAACATGGCGAAATTATATTGGCGAGTCAAATTGGCGAGCGGAAAATGGACATATGTTGTAGCAACATTGGACAACACTGGACTTATGGGTCAGTGTGATCCACAGTACGCATGTTATGTGGAGGAAGAAGAATGAAATTATGTTGGTGTTATGACAACATACTCGGACCAACGTGTCCGACTTGTTTGGAGGAAGAAGAATGATACTCATGTATTGTGAGTATTGTGAGAAAGAGTGTCTCACGAATGATTGCATGAAAGGCACAGGACTCTGTGGTGATTGTTATGTCGAAGGAAAGCATTTGCAAGACGTGTAGGCAGCTATTGCTGATCTACGGAACCAGGGAATCAGTTGTTCCATGGTTATGCGAGTGTGCAGATAAATCTGCAGAACAATCTTCTAAACCCGGGCTCGGGTCTCGCATTACATCAATTCACTGGAAATATGTGAAATGATGCACATCGGATGACAACCATTTTAGATTGTCACTTCCGGTGGAAGGGCGGAGGAGATAGTAATGGTATGCCTGCATACTATGCAACTGTCTCCGGAGGGAGGTCGTAGAACCTACTTGACCGCTGGCGCTACGGGGGAAATAAATAATAACCCCCTAAGCAAGGGAGTTCTATGCCTAACATAGAGCCTGCCGTTAAAGCAATGAGATTTACCCTTGATTCATCAGTGGGTCAATATCAATATATCGACTTGATGCAATGTGCATCGATTGTAAATCGTCGAGCTTATCGACAAGGCATGAATGTGGCTGTTGCCGGTTTCACTGTCA